TTCGAGGATTTCTTTCGATGTGACGACACCGGTTGGACTTTGGACGAATGTTTTGTCCATGGTCGAACTGGGCCTGGTAGTTCCAGGTTAGCTAAGGGTACTAGCTTCTTTGAGAAGCTTTTTGCCTCACCTATGTCGATGACCTCAAGCTTCCTTTACGTTCACTACGTAAGGGCGTTAGAGTCTTGTCCCACCTGGGCGATCGCGAATAGTATACGATCAACCCGTTATGGCGAAGTTCTAACGAGAGAGTCCCGCCTTAGTTTTGTTCCTAAGACGGATAGTATCGCACGTACCATCTGCACGGAACCTAGTCTGAATATGTTCTATCAGCTAGGTTTCAAGCACCTTCTCGAACGGCGGTTACTCAAGGTCTATGGTATAGACATGAGTATTCAACCGGATCGTAATCGGCGCTTGACTCGTATCGGAAGCATTGACGGATCTTTCTCAACGATCGATCTGTCTTCTGCCTCTGATAACTTTTCGTTTAAGTTGATTCAATGGCTTTTAAAACCGAATATTTCGGCTTTTAGCACGATTGAACGCCTTCGAACGCCAAGTACGCTACTTCCTAACGGAGATAGCGTTGAGTTGCACATGGTTTCAACAATGGGTAATGGCTTTACTTTTCCATTACAGACCTTGTTGTTTGCGTGCGCTGTCACTGCTGTTTACCGAACCTTTAACTTACGTTCAAGGAATTCGGCGAGCAACCAAAACTTTGCGGTTTTCGGAGATGATATTGTCGTTCGTACTGAAACATACGAACGCCTTTGCCATCTCCTTTCTCTGCTTGGTTTCAAGGTTAACAGTGACAAGTCCTTTTCTAGGGGCTTCTTCCGCGAGTCCTGCGGTCATGACTATTTTCATGGTCATAACGTTAGGGGGGTTTACATAAAAGACCTCTCTTCTCAGCAGTCTCGTTACAGTGCAATAAATCGTCTGAATGATTGGACGAGTCGAAGTGGAATTCCTCTTCCTCGGACAATTGCTCTTCTCCTTAGAACAGTTAGGTACTTACCAGTACCTCGCTGGGAGAGTGACGACGCCGGTGTACATATCCCTCTCTGGATGGTTGTCCTTCAGAATCGAACTCGAAGATATAAATGTTATATCCCTCGAATTTCGTC